ACCACCTGGGGTGGTAATTGTTTTATAGGTTAGGTTGGGGTATTTTTCTATAGAGATTGTTCTACTTGCTATATCTTCAATATCTTCTTTTTTATCCTCTCTGGCGCCCAATAACCAGTATAAAGTATCATCAGGATTATCTTTTGAATATCTATAGATATCACCTATTGGGGATTGGGATTTTAATACTCTAACAGGTCTATCAATTAGATTTTTATAGTGATCTTCCCAAATTTTATATGATTGTTCTTGTGTGATACCATCTCTTACTTTACCCCCTACAAATATTATAATATTATCTATTTCAGGATATTGTTGTATAGCTTTTTGGATTACCTCTAGATGACCTGCTGTGGGAGGTTTAAAACCCCCACCAAATAAAGCTGTAACTTCTTTCCCCTCTATACTTTCAGGTAAAAGATGTTTTATAAGTTCTTTAGTTAAGGAATCCATTTATTTTACTCTTTATTTGATTCTCTGGGGTGAATAAAGGTGAGGTGGAAAGTAATTGTTGGATGGAATTTACTTGATCTTCTAGTTCTTTTGCTTTTTTAGCCTTTTCCTCAGGAGTGTATTCTTTTTTATAGCTTACTTCCTCAAAGTATTTTTTTATTTCCTCTTTATTATATGTCTTATCTGCTCCCTCAGGATCATTATTTACTAAAATAAAGTTATTACCAAACATATTTTCATATGTTTTGATATTTTTATTTACTTGATCCCAAGTACGAACTATAATTGAAGGGCGTAACGATCTACCTCCTGCTTCACCTCGTGCTTTATTGCGTTCTAAAGATACTAAAGGAGAAACATATATCATTACCATCATAGTATCATATCCTAAATCCTCTAGTTGTGTTTTTTTCTTTAAAATAGGGTTTGATGCAGCACCTGTACCATCTATTATAATATTTTCACCTTCCTCTTTGGATTTTTCAAACTTTGATGATGTTTCTTTTCTGGCTTGTCCCATCAATTTAGCAGATTGAGATAATTCATCTGATGTGAATTCAGATTGGGGTTTATCCAAACCTGCTGTTTTAAGTAATTCCTCATAGGTATCATCTATGTTTATTACTTTTAAACTAGGTAGATATTTTTTAACAAATGTAGTTTTTCCACTACCAGCGGGACCTGCTAAAAATATAGCTTTAGGTTTTCCTTGAATTTCTTTTAATAATTGTAGTAAGCTTATCATACTTATACATATTAGGAATTTCTTTTAGCTGTAGTTTTGAATTCAGTAAATACTGGGGAGTGTTTAGGATTTTCTAAATCAAATAATTTTTTTACAGTTAAAAATATATCTAAATTTTCCTCTTGTGTTCTAGGGGATTCATACATTTCCCATCCTTTACCTTGCATTTTACCTTTTGCTGATTTACGTTTTGAAGATTTTAACCATAAAATACCGTATCTATCTGCTTTTTTTCCAAAACATTCCTCATAGCATTTACCATAAACTGCTGTTTGTAAATCATAAGTGGTTTGTAAATGGTTAGATGTTTTAAAATCCACTATCCATAACTCACCATCTATTTCACAAACTAAATCACAGGTACCTGCTACTTTCAATTCATCTGAAAATAGGTGTACTTCTGTTTCAATTAAAGTGGGGTTATATTCTTCCCACCAATCCACAAATCTTAAAAACATTTGCCACACATCAGGATGATATTGTGGACGACCATCACTACTTAAAAAGTTTAATTCATTATCTTCAAGGTAAGATTCAATCATTTCATGAACTTGTGTACCTTGTTCTCCTGCTTTTCTAACTATATGCTCTGAGGCATATCCTACTTTTTTTAACCAATCCTCAAAGAATTTACCTTTTGGGTAGTATGATAAAACATACGTGATTGAGGGATAATACGCTCCATTTCTTCTGTAATAACGTGAGTCTGGGAGTGTAATTTGTTTTGCATCTTCAGAGATTTCTAAAATCCTGTCATAGGATTTTTTTACATTTCTCTTTTTCATATGATAGATAATTTTTTCTCCATTAACTTGTATTGTGTTAAAGGGGAAACATTTTGTATAAGTTTTGTAAAATTCTCAAAACCTAACTCACTTGGGTCTTTCCCAAGTAGTTCAACTAAATAAACTTCTTTACCAATATCCAAAAGTTTTTCACAAAAGCCAAGGGCTTGTTTAATAGCATCATTATCTAATGCAATGTATATTTTTTGTACTTTGGATTCAACTAATTTTTTCATCAAATTAGGTTGTATATTTTTACCTAATAGTGGTATAACATTTCGTTTTATTGCCATTGCATCAAATGGTCCCTCACATAATATAATAGGTAATTCCCAATTAATAAACAATTCAAACGGTACTATATCGCGTGAAGCATCAGGATTGCGGTACTTTATGTAAGGATCTTTCTCAAATGATCTTGCGGTAAAATAATTTAATTTACCATCACAATCATATGAGGGTATAATAATCATATTTGCATATAAACCATTCTCACAATACCCAATATTATATTTTAATATATCATATTTTGTAACATTTCGTTTTTTCAAATATGATAGGGCATGTCTAGCTATTAAATCTTTGTTTTCTATTATAGATTTAAATTCTTTGGGGAGTTCTAAAGATTCTACTTGTATTGTTGGAGAATAATCATCTGAAACATTCTTAACTAGTTTTTTAAGTTCCTGGAAGTGGGATATGTCTACTTTAACTTGTTTAAAGAGGGATTTTATGGTTTTTCCTTTCTTACCACATACCCAACATTGCCATGGGTTGTTTCCCTGTTTATTTTCGGTAAAGTTAACCTCTAGTTTTGGTTTGTGGTGATGACAAAAGGGGCAGCTATAAGCTTGATTCCCACGAGCGGTACGTTTTCCAGCACCCAACACATTATTTACTAGATTTACTAAAAGTTCATTTACCATATAATGGAAGATAATAACCTATTTTTGTAAAGCAAAGTCTTTTGAATAAAACTTACCTAAAATGTTTGTATTCAACCATTCTTCACTTTCTAAAACACCATATACAAATTGATATTTACACTCATAATATGTTAATAGTTTTTTATTTGGAACAAGCTGGATGATTTCTCTAGTGAATTCTTCTTGTTTGTCTTCTTTGATTTTTTGTTTTATAAATTCCTCAGAACCATAGTATTTTTTCCAATCAGATTCTTTTTGAACAATGGTAGTGGTAGGTTTTCTTCCGGGACCAGTTTGTTCTGCTAACTCTTTTTTAGTGAGTTTCTTTTTTACGTTGTGGAAAAGTGATTTTTTACCTAAATATTTTTTGTTTGAGGGGAGGTGATGTGTGATATAAATAAAACCGAATATATTTTCACCTAAATCCTCTATATTTTGTATTTCTTTTCCTTCATGTAACCAATTCATATAATTTATATGTCTAAATTTATTATAATAGAGGTATCTGTTGTTGGAGATACTACAAGTGGTTGTGCCAATTTTGCAACAGCTAATAACTCTTTTTTATTATTATACATTCCCACTGTTGTAACATAGGGTGCAAAGTAAGAACCTGTTGCGTAATCATATAAAACTCCTGAATTTGATGAACCTGAAATTAAGGATGGGTTTTGGGAGAAATTAAATTCATTTTCTCTGATAGTGCATTTGTATTGTGATTCATATACTGTTATAGTACTTTCAAAAGAACATGAAATATCTGGGGTTGTTAAAATATCTGTTATAAAATCAGAGTCATCATCTCCATAGCTTGTTGAACCATAAGTTACAAACCCATATCCTTCTAACCCAGGTATACCATCACTTGTTAAAGTGATTATACCGTGTGAATATATTATATCTCCTACTTTTAAAGCCCCAAATAATACATTTCCTTGCCCATCATCTGTTAACACTTTTGTACTGCCTGTTAAAGGAGTAGCAGTAATGTTTAAGGTTCCGGGTTTAATGTATTCTCCATATAAATTAGAAGGTATAGATAAAACACCTACTTTATTACCTGATCCTGTTGGAAAAAATCTATCTGCAGGTAAAGTATTTTGTAAATAATTATAGGCATTTGGTGTATATGGACCACCTGTTATAGTACCATCTTCATTAAAAGAGGCAGTTGTAACAGGAGAACCATCTGATCCTGAAATGAAATTATAGTAGTAAAGTTCTCTGATTGAACGGTAAACTAAATATGAATCTATTGTGACTGTATCTCCTGTTGGGTTAGAGCCAGACACATAAATAGGGGTAGTTGTATTTTCCCCTATATATCGATTAATACCAGAACCAGTTAAAGCAGCAGCACCCTCGTAACTAAACGATTTGTTTAGCTCAAAGGGTGATACAACTATATCCGAGGTTATAAATGGTTTGTAAACGCTCATTCATTTCTAGAAATCAAGTTTAACTCTAACTAATGATTCTTTTGTAAAATCTTTTAGTATAGGTCTTGATAATTTTGCAACAGCTAATAATTCATTTGCATCATTATACATTCCCACAGTTGTAATGTATGTTTGTGGATTGTTAATGAAATCATCATATATTACCTCACCTACACTATCTATAAAAGTTGGATTTTCAGTATAGTTAAATTCTGAATTTCGTGCTC